GAGAAAACCCTGCAAATCTTTGGCGTATCCAACATCATCACACCTAATAGCTTTAAAGTGGTGTTTACAACGCTAGAACCTGTCATAGATGGGTTTATAATAGGCAGCATAGATTATGGTGTCTTAGACCAAAACGTCTTATCTTACTAAGGAGAAAAAATGCCAACCTGGCCAGGCACAACAGGTGACGTAGTCACCAGCACAATGTGGAATGGGCTACCAGCCTTTGAAGTACAAGCTGCTAAAACAGCAGATTACACAGCTGCAAGTGGTGACGAATACCAACAATTAGTACAAATCAATAAAGCAACTGCTATAGCATTTAAGTTACCAACCGACGCTACATATAACTTTGCAATAGGCACAGTTATTACAGTTTTAAATATTGGTGTAGGTACTTGCACAATTAGCGCAGTAACACCTGGCACTACAACAGTGCTAAGTGCTGGCGCTACTGCTGCATCTCCAACTTTGGCACAATATCGATCAGCTGCTTGTATTAAAACAAGTGCTAATGCTTGGTATATTATAGGAGCAGTATCGTAAATGCTTAATATAATTAGTGCTGTCAATTTTGGTTTGCGACCACCTTTAGAAGTTGAATATTTAGTTATAGCAGGTGGCGGTGCTGGCGGTGCAGGTTCAACTACTGGAAACAATGGAGAACGTGGCGGTGGTGGCGGTGCTGGTGGATATCGTTCATCTGTTACTGGTGAAAGTTCTGGCGGTGGCAGCTCCGCAGAATCTAAATTAAATTTAACTTTAAGTACAAATTATAGTGTTGTCGTAGGTGCTGGTGGTTCTGGTGCTGGCGATCCAAGCACAAGTGGCGTTGATTCTACATTTTCTACTATTACATCTACTGGCGGTGGCCGTGGTGCTGGTTTAGGATCTGGTTGGTATCCTCCAGCCACAGGCGGTTCTGGTGGCGGAGCTTCAGAAGTTGATGGCCCAGCAAACGGCACAAGCAATCAAGGTTATGGCGGTGGAGTTGCAGCTGGCCCACAAGGTGCAGGTGGTGGTGGAGGCGGAGCTAATGCTGTTGGTCAAGCTGCTCCGAATACTGGCACAGGTGGTGCTGGTGGTGCAGGTATTTCATCTTTAATTACTGGGTCTTCAGTTGGTAGAGCAGGTGGTGGTGGAGGCGGAGCGCCAACAACAGCAGGATCGGCGACACAAGGTGGTGGTGCTGGTTCTATTTCTGGTAATGGTACTCCTGGAACAGCAAATACTGGAGGCGGTGGTGGATCAGGCGCAGCTGTAGGAGTTGTCGGGCCAAGCGGCGGTAATGGTGGATCAGGTATTGTTATTATTTCTTATCCAGATGCCTATTCTTTAACTGTTGGAGCAGGATTAACTGCAGGAGTTACAAATGCTACAGGTCAAACTGGTAAAAGATATACTACTTTGACATCTGGTAGCGGAAATGTGAGTTTTTCATAATGGCACATTACGCTTTATTAAATGAAAACAATGTAGTTATACAGGTAATCACTGGTGTTGATGAAAATATAACCCAAATTGATTTAGACGGCAATCAAATAGGTGGCACTGCTGAATTGTGGGAACAATTTTATGCTACAAGGCCTTGGTTTGACGCGGTTTCTTGCAAACGCACAAGCTATAACAATAAAATAAGAAAACAATACGCAGGTATTGGTTTTACTTATGATCCTGTTGCAGATGTATTTGTTGCACCACGCCCTTATCCATCTTGGTCATTAGATAATAATTTTGATTGGCAACCACCAACGCCGAAACCAGATGGTGAATATCGCTGGGATGAATCAACATTAAGTTGGATCGAAATTGAAGCCTAAACTATGTGCAGCTGGTGTGCAGTTAAGAGATCAAGTTGATACGTGGTTTCCAGATAGGCGTACTGCCAGTGATGGGTGGGTGGGCGATAGCCGTCACGCCTCCAGAAAATCGGATCATAATCCAGACAAACTGGGGTGGGTCAGAGCAGTTGATATTGATGCTCGCCTTTGTGCATCCGATGGGGTCAGTGCTGATCTGGCTGACCAGATCCGAATCGCTGCGAAAACCGATAAACGTATATCTTACGTCATCCATAATGGCCGCATCGCCAGCAAGATACTAAATTGGCGTTGGAGAAAATACAACGGCATAAATCCGCATACAAAACATTTGCATTGCAGTTTTACAAAGCTAGGCGATCTCGATGGAAAACCATTCGACATCCCATTACTAGGAGGCAAGATATGAAAATAAGCAAAAAACAGAAGGCAATACTAAAGTCATACGCACGTGGCGTATTGGTATCATTCTTAACATTCTTAGCAAGTAATGAATTAGGTTTAGACCCAGCGCTGTCTGTAGTAATTGCAGCACTCGCAGGGCCAGCAGCTAGGGCTTTAGATAAATCCGATAATGCCTATGGCATCGGTGCCGATGTCAAATGAGTCCAGGGGAATGGGCTGGCTTTGGCGCTGGCGTTATCGCCGTGCTATCAGGCGTGCTAATAGGATTACGTTTTCTAGTTAAGGGCTGGCTTAATGAGCTTAGGCCGAATAGTGGCAGCTCGATAAAAGACGCCGTCGATAGAATTGACCAAAGAAGTTCGAGGCTGGAAAAGCGTGTCGATGATCTGTTTGTTTTAATTACTAAGTCATAATTTAATTATGGCTACTAAACGCAAACCAAAGAAGAAGCCAGTACGTAAGCGCAGGACTACTAAAGAGCCTGTACTTACTAAACTGGATTTCTGGGCAATAGCAGCTAATGAGGTTTATATGGCTTGCCGTAAATCTGGAATGGATGAGGGCACAGCTCTAGCCTTTGCGATGGATAGGTCAAGTTATCCAGACTGGATCGTAGATACTAAAGATCCTATTAAGAATCCACTTGACGATTTCGAAGAAGGTGAAGATTAAGCGTTGGTTAGTCGTCTCAGACTTGCAGGTGCCATTTCAACTGGACTCTGCAATTATCAATATGAAGAAGCTGGTGAAGCGTGAGAAGTTTGATGCTGTACTGGTGGTCGGCGATGAAATGGACTTCCAAACAATTAGCCGTTTCAGTGATGGGACACCTTTGGCTTATGAGCAAACCATTCACGCTGATCGTGAGTTATGCAAAGAGATTTTGTGGGACTTGGGAGAGTACAGCCGTGAAATGCATATTGTCAGGTCTAATCATAGTGATCGCTTATATAACACTTTATTAAAAGTACCTGGCTTAATCAGTTTGCCAGAATTGCAATACCCTAAATTTATGGGTTTTGCCGAGATGGGTATGACTTATCATAAATCAGCTTATGAATTCCATCCAGGTTGGGTACTGGCCCACGGCGATGAGGGAAGTATGAGCCAGCACGCTGGAATTACGGCGCTGAACCTAGCTAAAAAATGGGGCAAAAATTGCGTTGTGGGGCATAGTCACAGAATGGGCGCTAGCACGTTCACAGAAGCCATAGGAAGCCATTACAGGCCACTTACAGGCATAGAAAGTGGAAACCTATGCAATATGAAAAAAATGTCTTATATCCGCTATAACAGCGCTAATTGGCAGAATGGCTTTGCTATACTGGAAGCGTCTAAAAAGGGGTTAACACCTACGTTAGTCCCAGTCGACCCGAAGGATGGCTCATTCACAGCATTAGGCAGACACTATGGGGCTTAATACAGAGTACGCCGAGCGCACCATCGACGACCATATCGATGACCTCGAAGATATTAACGTTATCTAATCGTTATAATAAAACAGCCCTAAATAATCCACAAAGTCATACACAGGTGCAACACTATGCCTGTGCCACAAAGTATGTGGTCACAGATTGGGCTACAAAATGACACTTGAACTAGCTATATATTTATTTATAGGGCTGAGTATAGCTTATTGGCTATTACTTACACGCATTGATGATGTGAAGCAAACTCATTACTGGCGAGGCCGTAAAGATGGTTGGGATATGCACAGACGTATGATCGATAACAAGGTTAAAACCGATGAGGTATTTGACTATGACAAAAACTGAGCAACTTTTTGCCGATGTTATCACCACACTCCACGCAAGAGGTTCGGATTACGGCCATCCAATCGGAAATCACAAAAGGATCGCAGAGTTGTGGTCGGCTTATCTTGGTTATCCAATACAAGCAAATGAAGTTGCGGTACTTATGTGTCTGGTCAAAATCAGCAGAATGGCAGAAGATGCACGAGTCGCTGACAATTACACAGACGCACTCGGATATATCGCTATTGCAAAAACAATAACAGAAGCTATGCAAGATGAGGATGGAGTGTGGGCAGATGGCATTTAATTTAGCAGACTATGAAACAGTCGAGAGCCGACTAGAAAAGTTTTGGAAGGAGTATCCAGATGGAAGATTATCAACAAAGATTGAACAGGCCACAGACACTAGATACATTATTAGTGCTCAATTATTTAAGACAGAAGCCGATGCACAGCCGTGGGCGACTGGGCTTGCTAGCGAGAGCGTGTCTGATCGGGGTGTCAATTCAACTTCTGCACTGGAGAATGCTGAGACTTCAGCGATCGGCAGAGCGCTTGCAAATGCAGGTTATGCAGCTAAGGGCAAAAGGGCTAGCCGAGAGGAAATGACAAAGGTT